GGAAGAAGGAAGGGAAGAATCCTTCTCTGGAGATCGTAGCGGCAGAAGGCTGACCAAAAACATTGGTGCTTGTTACGGTAAACGGCCTAAATTGCGATTGCCTTTCTACCTCACCAATCAGTCCACCTTCCATCTGTGGAAAGTCTGGTGAACCCGTCAATGCTCTCATTGCTTGCTGACGCGCATCACCAATATCTGAAATGCCTCTTTCAGTCAGAACACCCTGACCAATGGCCCCTATCAAACCTGCTGTCGGGCTACCAAAAAAGTCACCCAAAGCATTTGATATGCCTGTATGAAATGCCATTAGTACGTGCCTCCATCAAGAGTGGCGGTGAATGTCGTTGATACCGTAAGGTTTGCAGCAGTCAGTGTCCCAGTAAATGTCGGATTGGCCGCATCTGATTTGGTAGCGATTGCAGTTGCAATATTATTGAACTCAGAATCAATTTCTGTACCTTTCACAACTTTTGCGGCGTTGCCTGACACCAACGAATCTTTAGCAGCAAAATTAGTAGTTTTAGTGTAATCAGACATCAGACAATCCTTCCTAGTAGAGCGTGAATATTAAGTTGTTGAATAGCGATAGATTTACCGTTTACGGTTGTTTCTACACCGACCGCCACCACAGCACCAGACCCAGATGTATTGATCTTCTGCCTGTTAATAAGATTCAATGACCCAGAATACTCTGCTGTAGTGTTATATTCCGAAATGTTGTACTGCGCTGAGTTGTTGGATGGCAGCGTATACACCTGCTTTTTGTAAGCATTTGAGTAGTCATAAGCCCAGTTCAACACAACTGGGGCTTGCGCTCCGTCAAATGTAGTTAGATTTACCTTTTTAAGAAACTTTAAAACAGAACTATCACCAAATGCTAACGGATGAGAAAAATAGCTTAGTTGAAACGCTACATTGTTATCGTCATACCCTGCATATTGAGCTAGACCTGTAGATACCCCAAAATAAATCGTATCATCTGCTAGATTAGCGAAGCTCAGTGGTGCGATAGCTGTCCATGTTGTTGCCCTGTGCGACCCATCCTGTAGAGGAAATCGCGTATCAAACACAAACACCTGCTGCAATGCGGGGAAATTTACTAGAACAAAGGCTTCTTTTGCGCTATAGAGTGTTTTGATATTGCCTGTTTCAGAAGCAATTAGTTCTTTGATATCGCTGTTTACGTTCTTAGAAATATCACCAATAGGTGAAGACTTTTCCTGTATTGTTCTTGCAATGCTCCGCATCCCTGATTTATCAAGAAACAATAGATCTTTACCCGTCGATACAACGCAATCACGCGATACACAACCAATGTTAGATATAGTGTCTGCCAACGTCATTGATGCAGGTGACTCTGCGCCAGAGTAAAGCAAGATAGAATCTTGCCCAAATATCACAAGAAAGTCGTTGTGTGCAGCAAGAGCCACTATCTCATCGTAGCCATTGGGCCAGAAGTTAGATATATCTATTGATCCCGAAGAGCCAGAGTTCCAATCTGTGCCGTCTAATACATCGCTAAAAAATACCGTTGATTTATCTGTAGCAAAGTCAGCAACAAACAATCGACCAAATGCAGCCAAAACCTCGTTTGCTTGAGGTGGTGTCCCAGATGCACCAGTGTGGGCCGACATCTTTTGTACCGCACCGGCACTGTTTGAATATACTAAAGGTTCATGCCCCCTCTGAAAAAAGTACGCCTTACTGTTGAAGTTAACGATCTTCCAATTGTTTGCAGATACTGTATACGAACCTGGGGTAGCATCCGATAGTGTAGATGTACCCGTAAATATTTTGTTATTACCTGCCGTAAATACCTTAGTATTTCCTGCCTCATCACGGAACTGGTGTACAGCCTCAATGCCAGCAGAAGACCCCAATACACTGCTGCCATTCGATGAGACCATCTCATAGCCTTTACGAGCAGCAATACGACCCTCTTTATCAATGATGCAGTTGTCTGCAACTGATGCAAAGGTAGGATCTTGGGCCAACGGCGCATCTTGCGTGTTTATACCCGCAAAGCCTGGAGCCGTAATTGTTATGCTTTGTAGTCTCTGAGCCATTAGTTCACCTGAAACGTAAGCTCCGCTGGATAACGATTTGCATCAAAAGCTATCGCATCCGACAAAGCGGTAGATGCGACCGCAAACTGTTCTGCTGCCGATTGTCCACCTGTCTCTCCGCGCTCTCGTAATGCCATACCATACGCAAGCTGTATAACAGGATTACTAGGAATAGAGAGAATATCTGAGTCAGACGTTAAATCCGCTTGAGGCACAACAACGTCAAACCTTAGAGAAAATATAGCATTTGGCTCTGGATATAACTTTATCTTTAGATCTTTGTTAGTGTCTGTGCCAATAAACGTAAAGTAATCAGGAGATCCAGAAACAACAGCCGTGTTGTAATAGACATTGTTAAAATATGACTTACTGCGCTGATACATAAACTTCTGGGATGTTGTGTTCATCACATCTTTTACGACAGCCTGATCTCCACTACCAGTAATCGAGTATTCGCTTGTCCCACTGGCCGTACTTATTGTTATGGCATCCCGCAACGCTGTCCAATCAAATGAGTTTTCCACTACTTTCTTGGCATCATTTACTAAGTCACCAATCAGACTTGAGTAGTCTGTGCCATTTACTGTCACCACCTGATCTTCTCGCAATCTTCGCAAGACATTATTTATAAGGTCTAAATACGTCATGCTAACAACCTCCGTATTAGCCCTGAATATTGTGATACGTTGTTCATTTCAAATGACATTGGCTCAAAAAGTTTGCTTGGCTCTGACATCACCGCCGGTACAATCTGGGGCGTAGAGACAAGCGTCAACAATCCGGTCTTTCCGGCCTCTCCACGCAACCCCTGAATACCTTGTATACCTTGTATGCCTTGTAGACCCTGCTTTCCTTGGTCGCCTTTATCGCCTTTTTCACCAATTGCTCCAGTTGCCCCAGTTGCACCCGTTGCCCCAGTTGCTCCAGTTGCGCCTGTATTACCTGAACCACTTGCACCACTTGTACCACTTGTGGTGGGTGTTGTTGCTGTTGTAGTGCCTACGTTGTCCGAAGCACCACTACCAGACTGATTATTATTCCCAGCATTACCACTTCCATCTAGATCTCCCGTGCCTGCTGGCAAATTTGAGCGACCAAGAATACTTGTTGCATCTGCATTGTTTGCCATGCCCATTAATATCCGCAGCAACTCATCAAAGAAATTAGGATCATCATCTTCGCCATACATTTCAGACATCTGATCCACTGTCAAACCTTTGTCGTTTGCATCACCAATAACAGCAATACGGGCTTCTTCATCTCCCGCTCTAGCTTTATCTATTGTTTCTTGTGGAAGCGGAGGCAAAGGGCCGATTGTTTCTGCATTTGGGTCAAGGTTACTTGTATCAATAGTGCTTGGAGGTATAGTTGTCTGATTAACATTTCCTTCTGGTAGTTCATTGCCGAGAACATCATATCCACCAGCCATCAGAGCAGCATTTACCTCTTCTTTAGGTATACCAAGTGCTTGCGTTACGACATCTGAGCTAAAACCAGAGTTACGCAAAAACTCAGCTACTTTGTCTACCCTTTGATCTTCAGGTATTTGATTCTGTATTTGCGTTAGAACATTTACTACATTGTCAAACAATGCCTCATCACGCTCAAACATGCCTTCTGTATCAGAAAAATCAGGTCTACTTAGTTGATATAAAATGTCATCAAGCAAACTCATTTCAGCAGGATCGCCAAGAACCTTATTTTCGTACCCAACTCCGGTGCGACCCAATGTCACTTTAGACATATCTCTTACCCTTTACCGTTTGAGCCGCCATAAAAAAATGCAGCACAAGTACCCAAAATACCGCTCAACTGACCTAAGACTAGGCTAATGATAGTCTCGTCATTCTGATCGTGAGGCAGAATAGTAACGGTCATTACATAAGCTCCATACAAAATAAGCGCAAGAATACAGAAGACTTTAGGCGTAACATCGCTTGCAAACTTACTTCTAGCATCTTTTCTATCCTCAACCTCGGTCTTAAATGACTCAAGATCTATCTCCATTTCACGGATGCGATCTTTGAAATCCTTATCTGCCTCTTTGAGCAACGCCGCCTTTTCGGGTTCTCGCTCAATCAAATCCTCTATTTCGTTAGCTGTAGCATCAGGCATTCCGAGCTTTTGTGCTGCCATCTTGACAGCCATACCCGCCATTGGGCCACCCGCTGCACTGGCTATAGTCGGAGCTAGGGACTTTAACAGCCCACCTAGCTTCATTCCGCTACCTCTTCTACGATCTCATCAATGGTGTCGCACACATCTGGTACAACAACACCCGTGGTTGCAGATAACGCTCCTCTACCAACTGCCCGTACACCCTTGTAGAACTGACTACAATATAACTCTTTATTAGCTATAACTTGTTCAACAGAGGTGCAGCTTGGCAAACATACCAAAATTCCAATACTAACTAGCTTCCAGTTCATCAGCGATTTTCTCCAGATCTTCTTTATCTTGCTTGCGTATATCAGTAACTTTCTTAGCAGCGTCTTCTCTTTCTTCAAGATACTGCTCAAGTCTCTCTGCATACCCTGCCATCATGTGATCCGATATCCGGTCTTTTAAACCGCCGCGATCTACCTTCCTGAATAGCTTGCCAGGGTTGACAACATTTGTGCCGTTGTTAGCAAAATACAACATAGTCTGGCTTACACTGGGGCCATAACACAGTCTTGGTATCCTTGACACAATATCACTGCCCTGTACACACGATATCTGATAGTCCAAGTCCATAGGCCGCTTAAATCCTTTGAAAAACGTATTAGGTTTACCAAAAGTCACAAGATTTATGTTCTTGTGCTTTTTGTACATTTTTGCAGCAGATAGCTCTGCTAACGCACCACCAAGGCTATGCCCACAAAATAAAGTGCGCTTCTTCGGATCAAGATGTTGCTGTATCACGCCCCATATAGATGCGTGTTGCAGCACGAACCCGCCATGACACAACCGACCTGCGTATGGCACAGGTATGACATTGATGTCTGTCAGAACATCCAACTTCTGTTGTGTGCCTCTAAAGGCAATCACATCAATGCTTTTGCGTTTAGCAATATATGCCGTTGCGCTTGTCCATTTGTTCTCTATCTTGATCGCATCTCTAACGTCATCTTCATAAGCCTTTTCAGACCAACTCGATGCCATTTTTAATAGTACAGGATCTAATTTCATTTATTCCTCGACGTTTAGTGGGTTATCTAATATGCGTTGTATGCGTTCTTCGAGGTCATCTCGCATCTCTCGCAGTTCGGTGTCTATGTCTCGTAAGCTGTCATTTACACGCTCTTCCAGAGAATAAACATCATCTCTTAACTCTCTGGTAGCGATTGCAACTGAATCATCTGTATCTCTAGCGACACGCTCAACAATATCTATGTCCGCTTGCAGTCGGTCTATGTTGTTGCTGATTTCAACTATATCTTGGTCTATTGCTCTTTTTACTGTGTCTATCAATACTTCTGCGCCATCTAGCTTTGTATTCAGTACCGCAAGCTCTTCATCATAAGAACTAAAATCTGGGGAGACATAGGAAACGATTGCCTCTTCGGCTGTTAAAAGCCGCTGATACAACTCAAAGCCGCCCCACAATGCAGCCCCTATGCTCCCCAGAAACGGTATAACAAGAAGTAGTTTGCCTCCAGATACCTTGAGGTCACCAAACTCTACCTCTGCCACTGTAAATTCACCAAGTCGTTGTAGCCTTCATTACCCGTCACACGCAGCACACCCAACGGATCTGCCGAAATATTATTTGATGGATAGGGCTGCGTTGACGGATAAAACTGTGGTCTGTCAGACAATCCGATATTGTACTGACTAAATGCAGGGTTATTGGATATAAGAAATACCGCTAGGCTTTGATCAGTAAACCCTCCAGTATCTCCAAGATCTTCTAATTCGTTTTCTAAACTTTGGTCAATGTCCTGTTGACTCATGTTTTGTATTTGCGTTTCGGCTCGTTGCACTGTCCTTTGCTCGTCTTGACTTGGAGGCGCTACGTCAAAACGACTGAAATCTGGGAGTTGTGCGCTAAGAAACTGACCGATGCTCTGCCCTGTTGCGATAGCATCATTAAAGTCGTTTTCAAATTGCATCTGGGATGGAGGCGCAAGATCAGAGGTTGTAATAGTATTCTCCTCTTGCTGTTGTGCTTGCTGCGCGATTACCTGTGTTATTTGGGTTTGCGTACCCAATGACCCTATATCCTGAAATAGCTGCTGCTCTGTCTCCGCAGCCTGTGCTTGTTGCTGGCTGACGGACATACGACTGCTGCTAAATGATTGCTGCCCTGTCAAAGACAATGCAATACCTACAACATCTATCGTTGGCCTAATAACGTTTTTTTCTATTTGCTCAGGCTTTGGCTCTGGTATGGCTTTCTCTGCCTCGCGGCGTTCTGCCCTCTCTACCTCTACAGGCTCATCCCGCTCTACAGGCTCTACAAGCACCACAGCGCGTTCCGGTCTAGGCTCCGGTCTTGGTTCTCGTACCGCCTCTATTGTTTCTTCTAGCGGCTCTACAGGCTCTTCAACACGCTCTACAGGACGATCAAACCGCTCTGGCTCTTCAAATATTTCAGGTTCTGGCTGGCGTTGCGGTGCATCTGGTCTTGGTTCGTTACCTCGTGGCCCTTCCTCCGGTATCACGTTAAGCCCAAACATCTCCCGTTCTTCTTGCGG